AGGAAGCCATGGAAACTGTCACCCTCCGCTCTAAAGAACAAGATGAGCCATGTCACTTTGAACAGATCGAAAACCGATTTGTAGTATATAGAACACGTGATCGTAAAGTAATGAAATCAATTAATTACTATAGACCAGATTTAAAACAATTCTTTACACAAGAAGAATTAAAGAAAGAATACTTATAAAAAACTTAGGCTCCCGTAGGGAGCCTTTGTATATTTAGGTAAATAAAAGTTATATAATGTATAAAAAATGTTATCAAGGTAAAAAATTAGGCCATAATGTCTGGGAAATGCATTTATGGGAAGAAGATAAAGGCCATCAGGTTATTCCTTATGAAAATATAGCATACCAAGAATGTAAGGAAGAAGAACATACTAATATTGGATTAAATGGGGAATATTTAAAACATACTAATAATTGGTATTTTTCAAAGAACCCCAATTACAGTAATAAGAATACTCCAAATCTTCACTTCCATGACATGAAGCTTCATCAAAAATTCTTAGTTGAAAGATATGGGATTAATGATGTACCTTCTACAGGACATAGGGAAGTATTTTTTGATATTGAGTGTGAAATTGGAGGTGCATTAACTGAAGACTATATTGAAAGTGCCCCAATGCCTATTACTTCTATAGCTTGGTGGGATAAAACACCTGATACTTGGCACATCTTAATTCTTGATAAAAAAGGTCAACTAAATCATACTAAGGCTAAAAATAAGGAAATTATACCTTGTCAAACTGAAAATGAATTATTAGCTAAATTTATTGAAAAAATTAGAGATATAGACCCTGACATACTAATTGGTTATAACTCAGATTATTTTGATATACCTTATTTATACTATAGAATGTGTAATACAGTAGGTAAAGAATTTGCTGATCATTTATCTCCCTTAGGTAAAGTAGAATCTAAAAAGTTTTCTAAATTCTTTTATAAACGAAATCAATATGTTGATATTGTAGGAGTTGAGTCACTTGATTACATTCGTTTACATAAAAAGTATAGTTGGAAAGATGAACCAAGTTGGAAATTAGATGCTATTGGGGAGAAATATGTTGGTATGAATAAGATTGAGTATGAGGGAAATCTAGACCAATTATTTGAAACTGACATACATAAATTTATCAAGTATAATTTTGTTGATGTTGAAATACTCCAAAAATTAGATGAAAAACTACAATACATTGCTTTAACTAAAAACTTATCACATAAAGGTAAACATAACTATAGTGAAGTTTATTCTAACAGTGTTACTCAAGATGGAGCAATTTCAGCTTATTTATTATCACAAAATATAATACCACCCCCAAAAGAACCTAACCCCCAAAAGAAAGATGGTTATGCTGGTGGGTATCTATTTTGCCCTAAAGCAGGATTATACAAATATATGTTTGACGAGGATTTAACATCACTGTATCCATCTATAATTATGTCAATAAACATAGGTAAAGAAACATTCGTGGGTCGTATTATAGATGCAGATGACCGTAATAATAGATTGGGTCTTAACGATTTAAAAGAACGGGATCCTGAAGAAGAATTACTAGTAGAGAATTCAAAACGAAAACAAACTTATGTTAATGCTGGTAGATTAGTTGAAATGATCAAACAAAATGAGCTAGCTGTAGCAGCTAATGGTTCGATGTTTAGAACAGATAAAGAAGCAGTATTATCTACTATATTAAAAAAATGGTTTGAAGAACGTGTTTTATATAAAGGACGTATGAAAAAAGCATATAAATCTGGAGATAAAGAAGCAGGTGAATATAATTACTTAATGCAATATACAATGAAAATTTTACTTAATAGTTTATATGGAGCTACAGCATTACCTTCATTTAGATATGGAATGAATCAATCAATTTTAAGTGAAGCAATTACCCTATCAGGACATAGAATTATTCAAGAATCAGCTTTATGTGCAAATCGTCACATGAATAAGGTTATGAGAAATAAAATAAAATTAGATATATGAAATACAAAGTAGAAAGCAGACCTTGGGGAATGTATGAAGTATTATTAGATTCTCCTGAATGTAAAGTAAAAAGAATAACAGTAGCACCTGGTCAAAGATTATCATATCAATACCACCATAAAAGAAAAGAAACTTGGACTGTGGTTAAGGGTAATTTAACAATTATTTTAGATGATGAAAAGTTATTTAGAGGGCCTGGACAATCAATAAAAATTGGTTTAGGAGATAAACATAGAGCTTGGAATGAAACTAATGAATTAGTTCAGTTTATAGAAGTACAAACAGGAACATACTTTGGAGAAGACGATATTGTCAGAATCGAAGATGATTATAAAAGAGAATAATATGGCATTAAAAAAACAATCAATTAGAAGTAACCAAATAATTACAGTAAATGGGGAAACTATTCCTAAAGAAGAATTAATAGCGAGAAGCGAAGAATGGAGCGAGATTCAAGAAAATTTCTTTAGAAAAATGCTTAAACAGGGTGGAACTTTTAAAGTAGCAGGGATAAAATACAAAGTAGAACTAATCGAAAGAAATGATTTAGATTCAAATGGAAATAAACCAGTAACTGTACCACCATTACCCGGTGAAAGAACATTTTAATATGAAACATTTAGAAGAAACACCTTGGTGGATATGTGATGCGGATGATGAAAATTATTGTGCTTATGTTGATACAGACTCTAATTATTTTAATGCAGAACCTATACTACTTCATTTATATCCCAATTTTGAAGAATTTACTGATGAAAAAAAGGATGATATTTTAGAAAGAGTAGCACTTAAATACCAAGATATTATTACAGAACATTATGACAATTTAGCTAAAGATTGTTTTAATGTTCCTGAACATAGACTTGAAATGAAAACTGAATGTGTAATCAGATCAGCTTATTTTAGAGCAACAAGAAGATATGCCCAGTGGATTACAAAGCAGGAGGGTATTTCTAAAGAAACCTTAGATATTAAAGGTTTGGAGTTTATGAAAGCAAATTTTCCACCCATTTTAGGAGAATTTTTTAATGATATTTTAAAACAAGTACTTAAAGGTGGTGAAAAAGCAAATATAATTGATCAAATTAAAGTATTTAAAAAACAAATATTAGGTGGAGAAATTCCCTTAGCCAAATTAGGTAATCCAACAGCCGTAAAAAAATTAGAAAAATATTCTGGTACTAAAGCTAGAGCAGGGGAAATGTTTACAGAAATACTTAAAGGAGCCCCAGCACCAGTAAGAGCAGCTATTCGTTATAATGATTTATTAAAACTATGGCAGTTAGATAAAAAACATAATTTAATTACTCAAGCAGATAAAGTTAAATGGATTTATGTTAAAGACAACCCATATAAAATAGAAGCATTAGCTTTTTTTGATTATGATATACCAGAAAAAATACAAGATTTTTTAAATAGGTATGCTGATAGACAAAAAGTATTTGATTCAATATTATTAAATAAATTAGAGGGATTTTTTAGTGATTTACAATGGTCATTAGATTTAAACCCTTACACAAATGCGTTAGCATCCTTTGAGATATAAAATAAAATTCGTATATTACAGTTATGATAAATAAAAACACACTTACTTCAGTTATTTCAAAATATTATTTAAATGGATTAAATAATCAAGTAAAATGGAGAATTAAAGACAACCAACTTACAGTCTACGCAGGTGATAATGGTAGAGTATGTAAAGTAATACATAATAATTTTAACTTGGAAGATGCTGAATTAGGTGTGTTTGATACACATAAACTTAGCAAATTAATTTCTATTACCAATGGTGAATTAAATATAACTCTTGAAAAGATTAAAGCTGTTTACACTAAAATGCATATTGCAGATTTAAATTTTGACTTAACTTATTCATTAGCTGATATTTTAATTCTAGGTAAAAATACTTATTATGAAGACCCTGAAGAATTTGAAATACAAATTGATTTAACTAATGAAGATATTACCCATTTAATTAAAGCAAAAAGTGCTTTAGCTGATGTAAATAATATGTTAATAACTACAACAACAGATTTTGATGGGGTAAATGTTTGTGAGATTATATTTGGTGACAATACAGGTTTTTCTAATAAAATTACTTACCAACTCAGGGGTAATATTACTAAAGGAGATATTCAAATCCCATTTGATTCAGATATATTTAAAGATATACTAAATGCCAATAAAGATATGGAAAGTGGCACACTAAAAATATCAGAAGTAGGTATGTTAAAAGCTAACTTTATAACATCAGAAACAGAAAGTGAATATTTTATCGCTAGAAATGAATAACTACATATGTATAATAGAACATAAAATTGCAGCTAGGGCGCGTTGTTATGTTTAAATTAAATTAATCGAGAGCTTCGGCCTCACAAAACTAAATGATATGAGTACATTATTCAATGAACGTACACCGTTCGACTTACTATTCCGTAACCTATTCAAGGCAGACGGCGTTTTCCAACCAACAACGTTTGAAAACAAACAACCTCACCCACTAGATATTTTTTATGACGAAGACGGACTTCATTTTGAAGTTGCCTGTACTGGTCTAACTAAAAAAGACATTCAACTAGAAATAGATGGAGATCTTTTAAAAATTATCTATGATAAACCTAATGAAGAAGATTTTGATTATAGTGGCTACATCTATAAAGGATTAGCTAAACGGTCTTTTAACTTAGGTTACAAAGTAGCAGCTAAATTCGAACTTGAGAAATTAGAGGCAGAAATGAAAGATGGTTTGCTTCATCTATTTATTCCAATTGCGGAATCTAAAAAAGCAAAAACAATTAAAATAAAATAAAAGTTTTACAAAAAAAGCGTGTCCTAGCGCAATATTATTCGTATATTAACGTCTAAATAAATAAGTTATATGACAACAAAAAGAAAGTCTATCCAGACTATTACCGACCCTTTGCTAGAACCATTCTTTATTACTAAGGATGAATACAGTTATACTGTAAAACAAAATGTAACATCTGATGCCTCTCATTTTAGGGCTAAGGGTAAAGCAAAAACCTATGAAAAATCATTATATTACTATGCCAAATTTGAACATGCATTACAAAAAATAGCTACTCTAAAGGCGGATATAGAAAATTTTGATAGTTTAGAAGAATATATTAACAATTATATAAAAATAAGTACTAACATTAAAAATTATACAAATGGAATTAGAAGCGCTATTTAACGCTGTTATTGTAAAACCAATAGAATCAGAAGAAACTACTGTTGGTAACATTATTGTCCCTGACTTAGGGAAAGAAAAAAATGAAACTGGTATTGTAATTTCAGTAGGGCCTGGACAATCAACTTTAACTGGGGATTTTATCTCTACAACTTTAAAAGTTGGAGAAAAAGTGATTTTACCAACCCAAGGATTTACTAAATTACCTTATAATGGGGAAGAATACTATGTTGGACCTGAAAATCAAATTTTAGCAAAAATTAATAAAAAAGAAAAAAAAGACGATGAGTAAACAAGTTACACTAGGCTCAACAGCCCGAGAAAATTTAGTAAAAGGAATAGATATTTTAGCAGATGCTGTGGTGTCAACATTAGGTCCTAATGGTAGAAATGTAGTAATTTCTAATCCTCAAGGAGTACCACAATCAACCAAAGATGGAGTTACAGTAGCTAAATCAATTACACTACCAGATCCTAATCAAGAATTAGGTGTACAGTTAGTAAAACAAGCTGCTATTAAAACGGCTGAAAAAGCAGGTGATGGTACAACAACATCTACTTTATTAGCACGTGAAATGGTAAAAGCTGGATTAAATGCATTAAATAATAATGAAAATGCAGTACAGATTAAAAGAGATATTGACTCAACTGTAGCAAAAATAGTTGATAATCTTAGAAATAATATATCAGAGGATATTTCAGGTGAAGAACAATTAGAACAAATCGCGACAATTTCTGCTAATAATGATCCTGAAACTGGGAAATTAATTGCAACCGCAATAGAAAAAGTAGGATTAGAAGGTGTTGTTCATATTGAAGAATCACGTACAGGTGAAACATACTTAGAGACTGTTGAAGGGTTACAGTTTGATAGAGGTTATAAATCACCATATTTTGTTACTAATAATAATAATATGACTGCTACGTTAGATAACCCTCTAATTCTTATTGCAGATCAAAAAATTACTCATGTAAAAGAATTATTACCTATTTTAGAAGCAGTATCAGCACAAGCAAAATCATTGTTGATTATTGCTGAAGATATTGATAATGAGGCGCTAGCAACTCTTATTGTTAATAAAATGAGAGGTACAATGAAAGTATGTGCTGTAAAAGCCCCAGATTTTGGTGATAGACGTAAATTAGTATTAGAAGATATTGCTGTTACTACTGGTGGAATGGTATTTGATAAACAAAAAGGAATGAAGCTTGACAAATTTTCTTGGGAATGGTTTGGAGAAGCTAGAACAGCAACAATAGGAAAAGAAGAAACAACAATAGTAGATGGAAAAGGAGGAATTGAACAAATTGAAGCACGTATTGAAGAATTACAGCAACAAATCAATAAAGCAACAACGCCGTTCGAAATCGAAAAACTTCAAGAAAGGCTCGCGAAATTCACAGGAGGAGTAGCAATCATTCATGTAGGTGGAAATACTGAAACTGAAATGAGAGAGAAGAAAGATAGAGTTGATGATGCATTACATGCAACAAAAGCTGCTATTGAAGAAGGTATAGTACCTGGAGGTGGAACAGCATTATTATATGCTTCATCAGGTATAGAAGTTAATTCTACTGGGGCAGCTATCGTAAAACAAGCATGTACCAAACCATTTAACCAAATTTTAGTTAATGCGGGTTATGATGCAGTTAAAGGACAAATTATAGCTGATGGGATAGTTAATTCAAGTAATGATGGTTGGTTAGGATTTGATATTAAAACAGATAATACTGTTGATATGAAAGAAGCTGGTATTATTGACCCAACAAAAGTAGCTAGAACAGCTTTACAAAATGCAGCTTCAGTTGCAGGAACAGTATTACTAACAGAATGTACCGTAGTTGATGAACCTAGTGATGATAAACAACAACCACAAATGGATCCAATGATGGGTATGGGAATGTAAATTAATAATTAATAAATAAATAAAAAAGAGAATGACAAAACAAGAAATTTTTGAGGTAATTGAAGAAAACTTTAATACCTTAGCAGCAGAACACGTAGGAACTACAAAAGCAAGTCAAGGACGAGCTAGAAAAGCAGCACAAGCTATTAAAAGAGTAATTACAGATTATAAAAAGGCATCTGTGGCTGAGTCAAAATAATTTCGTATATTATGGCTACAAAGATTGAAGAAAAAAATATCCTAATCGCTCGGAGAGTTCCTCCGGGCGATAAATGGAGATTAGTTGCAAATGAACCAGATGGTCCCACACATAAAACATTAACTGATACTTTAGAAGCCTATATGGTTAAAACGGGATTTAAAGGCCATTACAGATTAGAACCATTAAAAAGTAGTTTATACGCAATTGATTCAACAGAAACAGAAGTAATACCAGAACCAGAAAAGAAATATTCAATATATGGCGAGTTTGGACAATAGTTTATTAGTAGAAAAATACCGACCAAGTAAGTTAGAGAACTATGTTGGAAACGAGACTATCAAAAAATCTATATCAAAATATTTAGAACAAAATGATATTCAAAATTTAATATTTTATGGACCAGCAGGAACAGGTAAAACAACCCTTGCAAAAATCATCGTTAAAAACCTTGATTGTGACCATCTTTATATTAATGCCTCAGATGAAAGAGGGATTGAGACTATTAGAGATAAGGTACAAGGATTTGCAAGTGTGGCTTCGTTTAAACCACTTAAGGTTGTCATTTTGGATGAGGCTGATTTTCTTACTATCCAAGCACAAGCTTCACTCCGTAATATCATTGAAACGTTTTCGCGTACTACTAGGTTTATAATGACTTGTAATTTTGTAGAGCGTATTATTGATCCTCTACAATCAAGATGTCAAGTACTTAAAATTATACCTCCAACTAAAAAAGATGTTGCTAAACATTTAAATTGGATCTTACAACAAGAATCAATTAAACATAATATAAATGATTTAGTACCTTTAGTTAACCAGTATTATCCTGATTTACGTAAATGTATCAATACTATACAGTTATCTACGTTAGATAATACATTAAAACTAGATAAATCAATACTAGTATCGTCTAATTATATAGATAAAGTAATTAATGCCTTATCAGAGGGATCTAAACATAATAAAATAGATTGTTATAATGGTATACGTCAAATTATAGCAGATGCTAATATAGATGACTTTGATGAGTTATTTAAAGCATTATATGAAAGAGCATCTGAATATCTTCTAAATAAAGAAGGCACAGTAGCTATTTTAATAAATGAACACCAATACAAAGCAAATTTCCGTATCGACAAGGAAATAAATACAATGTCGTTAATTCAAAATTTAATAAATAACAAATAATTATGCAACAGCAAGTCCAACAACCACCAATTGATTTAAAAAACACAACATCTATCGAAAATTTTGATGGGGGTGTTTTATTTACCCAAGGAGTATTATTAAGAACAGTATCTAAATTTGTAATGGGTACAGATGAAGATGCACTTTTACCTATTCCTGTATTTTATGATGCAACAAGTAAAAAAATACTAGAATCATCAATTCCGAAAGAATTAAGAGAAGAATATAAAGATCATATCCTTTAATGAATTCTATTTTTGATTGGTTAAAAGCAATTAATACCACCAAACCCCCAGTTGAATCTTTTACAGATAAAGATTGGGAGGTTTGGAATAGTTATATGGTTCATAGGTTTATATCTATGAACCCTGACTATATTGAAGTGGTTAATTATGTACAAGATTTTCCACCACAAGAAAAAAGAATGATATATTCTATTTATAAAGAGTTTATTCCTAAAAATAATAAATGGAGTAAATATATTAAATCTAAGGTAAAACAACCAAATAAAGATTTAGTAGACCATATTAAAAATTATTTTGAATGTTCCAATAAAGAATCAAAAGAATATATAAATATGTTGGCTCCCGTAGAAATAAATCGTATATTATCGAATAGAGGATTAAATAAAAAAGAAATAAAACCCCTATTAAAATGACAAAAGAATTATACACTATGTTTATGACTTCTGCAGAAGCAGATAAAGCTAAAGCATTATTATCATTAGATTTATTAGGCAATAAAGGAGTTGGTATTGGTGACCATTCAACAGGAGACTTTTATAAAAATGCTGAGGAAGCGCTTTTAATGTTAGTTGATGCTGATGACAGAATTACTTGCCTAAACACATATTACAGTAAGTTTAAATCAAAATCACAAATTAATGGGTAGTTCAATATCAAAATATTTTCAAGAAAACCCAACCCATTTTGGTATTGATGCTAAAGCAGAAATAAAAAAGGAATTAGAAAAAGTTATGAGCGATAGAGAAATTATGAATGCCAAATCAGGCATTTCAGAAAAATTAACAATTAAGGTATTTGAAAAAGAATACCCTGAATTATCTAAAGAATTTAAACAAATTCAAAAAGAAATGTATGAAATGTTTGCAGCTAAACATATGGATTATGGATTAAATAACATTGCTTTAGGTGGAGATATCGTTAATAATAGCGATGATAAACAATTTTCACTAACTGGGTTGTGTATTAGGTTAACTGATAAAATATCACGTTTAAAAAACCTATTAATTAATGGTAGATCATTTGTTGAAGGTGAAGGTATGCAAGATACTTTTATAGATATAGCTAATTATGGGATAATAGGTTTACTGGTTGGTAGAAATAAATGGAAAAAATAGTTTGGCGAAAAAATTACCTAAAATAGTAAAGGAAATAAGGAATAATCCTCCCTCACCTGTTAATTATGCATATCAAAAGAATATTTCATATTCTCAGATGTCTATATTTAGAGGATGCCCTCATCGTTGGAAACTACAGTATAAAGATAAAATCAAACGGTTTACATCTTCTATCCATACTGTATTTGGAACAGCTGTCCATGAAGCGATGCAACACTATTTGGATGTAGCATATGAAAAATCTTTTGCAGCGGCAGATAGAGAAATAAATATACAAGAATATTTCCAAGAAAAATATATAGGTGAGTATCAAAAACAATACAAATCAAACAATTCAGAACATTTTTCGGATGCAACTGAAATGAGAGAATTTTTTGAAGACGGGGTTGCAATTTTAGAATGGTTTAAGAAAAAACGTAGCAGATATTTTAGTAAAAAAGGTACATATTTAGTAGGTTGTGAAATACCTATTGTAGTCGCACCAAATAAAATGTTAAATAACATATTATACATGGGGTACCTTGATGTTGTTACATATCATGAAGCAACGGAGACATTTAAAATAATTGACATAAAGACAAGTACTAGTGGTTGGAATGATTATGCTAAAAAAGATGAAAATAAACAATTCCAATTATTATTATACAAACAATACTTTTCAGAACAATATGGAATACCTTTAGATAAGATTGAAATTGAATTTTTTATTCTTAAAAGAAAAGTATTAGATCCTGATGATGAAAAACTTATGTCACCATATCAGGCTTATAGAGTACAACAGTTTGTTCCACCAAGTGGTAAAATTAAATTATCAAGAGCAAAAAATGCTATTAATGATTTTATTAATGAATGTTTTAACTCAAGTGGAAAGATAAAAGAAGCAGATTATCACAAATCACCATCTAAATGGAATTGTAATTTTTGCCCTTATAGTAAAGATAAAGAATTATGTGGAGCAGGTGAACATTTTTCATAGATTCCACATACGTATATATAAATAATGTTTTAATAAATAAAGACTATGACCAATAAAAAATCAATGACACTAACTAGTGTTAAAGTCAAAAGCGATTTATTCGAGAATTTTAAAATTGAATGTGTAAAACGTAAATTTTCATTCCAAAAACTTGCAGACCGCAGTCTATTTTTGTATCTTACAGATGAAGATTTTCGTAAACAAATTACTAATCAAATTAATCTCGAAATAAAGGAAAATGAATAAAGACTTTAAGTATATCCCTAAGGATAAAAGAAAAAAAATACTTTTAATATGTGATGATATTAGAGTACATTCTGGTGTAGCTACAGTAGCAAAAGAAATTGTAATACATACAGCCCAACATTTTAATTGGGTCCAAATTGCTGGGTCAATTAATCACCCGGAAAAAAATAAAAGATTAGATTTATCTGATAGTACTAATAAGTTATCTGGATTAGAAGATTCTTCTGTTATTTTATACCCTACTGATGGTTATGGGAGTACACAGGCGATACGGCAAATAATAGAATTAGAAAAACCAGATGCTTTATTTTTATTTACAGACCCAAGATATTTTATGCATATTTGGAATATGGAACAAGAGATTAGAAAAAATATTCCAATTTCTTACTTAAATATTTGGGATGATTACCCTGCTCCAATGTATAATAGACCATATTACGAGGCATGTGATTTATTAATGGGTATATCTAAACAAACTGTTAATATCAATAAATTAGTATTAAAAGGTCATGAAGGTAATAAAATATTTAGATATATACCTCATGGAAAAGATATTACTAATTTCTTCCCTATTACAGATGATAATGATTTAGATTATAATAATTTTAAAATATCTCTATTTGGGAATAAAAAGCCTAAATTTACTTTATTTTTCAACTCTAGGAATATTAGAAGAAAACAAATTCCTGATGCTATGTTAGCATTTAGAGCATTTTTAGATTCTTTACCAAAAGACGAAGCTAAAGAATGTTATATGGTTTTAAAAACAGAAAAAATAACAGATGCTGGAACTGATTTACTTAAAGTAAAAGAATATCTTTTAGAAGAAGAATATAAAAATAATGTAATTTTTATAGACCAAAGACTATCAGAACAACAGTTAAATTGGTTATATAATATAGCGGATGCCCATATTTTACTTACTTCTAATGAGGGTTGGGGATTAGCAAATACAGAAGCAATGTTAGCTGGTACACCCATTATAGCTAATGTTACTGGAGGTATGCAAGACCAAATGAGATTTGTAGATGAAAATGGAGAATGGTTTACACCAAGTGCTGATGTACCTTCTAACCATAGAGGAACTTATAAAGAACATGGTGAATGGGCATTTCCAGTTTACCCAACTAGCAGATCAATCCAAGGTTCTCCACCTACACCTTATATTTTTGATGATAGATGTAGATGGGAAGATGCTATGGAAAGAATAAAAGAATGTTACAACTTAGGTAGAAAAGAACTAAAACGAAGGGGGTTAAAAGGAAGAGAATGGGCTTTAAGTGAAGAAGCTGGATTTAATTCTAAACACCAAGCAGAAAAAGTTATTGATGCCTTAGATACATTATTTGATACTTGGGAACCAAGAGAAAAATATGAAGTAATTAATACTAACGATTATAAAGGTAAATTTTTAAACCATAAAATTATATACTAATGAGTAAACCAAGATTTGTAATATCAGCACCCTTTGATTCCTACTCCGGATATGGAGCTCATTCTAGAGATAAAATCAAAGCAATAATAGAATTAAATAAATATGAAGTCCAACTTTTACCCCAAAAATGGGGAGAAACTTCATGGGGTTTTTGTAAAGACCACCCTGAATGGTCATTCTTATTAAATCACATAGCTCCACAAGATTGGCAAAAAACCCAACCTGAAATTTGGGCTCAAATTACTATACCAAATGAATTTCAGGCTGTTGGGAGGTATAATATTGGTATAACTGCAGGAATTGAATCTACTGCTTGTAAGCCTGAATGGGTTGAAGGGTTAAATAGAATGGATATGAATTGGGTTTCTTCTAAATTTGCTAAGGATACCTTTGAAAAAATGACTTACGAAAAAAAGGATCAAAGAACAGGTCAGGTTGTTGGGGTTGTAAAATTAGAAAAACCTATTGAAGTTATATTTGAAGGAGCAAATTTATCAACCTATAAACCTATCAAACAATCAGAAATTAAAACTATTGATCTAAAAGATATTAAAGAAGAATTTTGCTATTTATTTGTTGGTCATTGGATGCAAGGTGATTTAGGTCATGATAGAAAAAATGTTGGGGTATTAGTTAAATCTTTTTATGATGCATTTAGACATAAAGTAGGTAAAAAACCCGCTCTAATATTAAAGGCATCAGCTGGGGTTGCTTCTTATATTAGTAGAGATTCCATTTTAGATAAAATTAAAGTTTTAAGGGATAATTATGGAGATGCTAAATTACCAAATATTTATTTACTAAATGGAGAATTTGATGATTCTGAAATAAATGAACTATATAATCATTCTAAAGTTAAAGCAATGGTGAGTTTTACTAAGGGGGAAGGATTTGGTCGTCCTTTATTAGAGTTTAGTTTAACTGGTAAACCAATTATAGCATCTGGGTGGAGTGGTCATATTGATTTTTTACATTCTGAATATAATGTATTATTATCTGGGAAATTAGAGAATGTCCACCCATCAGCAGCTAATAATTGGTTAATACAAGAATCTCAATGGTTTCAAGTAAACCAAAAACAAGGTATTAGTGCTTTAAAAGAAGTTTATAAGAGTTATAAACAGTATCTACAAAGATCTAAAAAGCAAAGACACTATGCTAAAACTAATTTTAGTTGGGAAAAAATGAAGGAATTAATAGAAAAGGTTTTAGATAAAAATATCCCTGAATTCCCTAAACAAGTTAAATTAGAATTGCCAAAATTAAAATTACCTAAACTTCAAAAATAAAATAAATGAACTCAGATACTATTATAGACTGCCCTAAATCAGGAGGAGATCTTTGTTATAAAACGGAAATAAATAAAGATATAACTAATTTTCTTAGTTTATCTTGTGGGTTTTGGACTAATACCCTAATGAAAAAAGACTCAGAATTTTATATTGAACAAATTAGCACTTTACCAGAAATATATAAAGACATATCTTGGGAAGATCCTGAAACAAAATTAATTTGGATTCCAAATACAATTAACCTTCAAGATAAAGGTATGGTATTTGCTGCTGGGGCTAATGCAGAAGAATGGAGTTGGTCGGCTGTAAAAGCTATACCTTTAGAGGGGGAAGATGAGGCTAAAGTAGAAGGACAAACACATAAAATGGATATGTCTACAATAAAATCATTCAAAGAACGTGATTACCTAGATGCTCTTTCGTATATTGGGGTATTACCAGAATAAAACAATATGAAAATAAGTTATGCAATAACAGTATGTGATGAGTTTCTTGAAATACAGAAACTCCTCTCATTATTGTTAAATAATAAAAGACAACAGGATGAAATTGTAGTATTAGTTGATCTAAGTAAAAATAAACCTACATCTGAATTACTAAGCTACCTTCATGAACTAAGTTCTGAAGATTATATTAAGTTGGTTGAAGATAATTTTAAAGGACACTTTGCTGATTGGAAGAATTTATTAACTAAATTATGCAATGGTGATTATATATTCCAAATAGATGCAGATGAATATCCACATAATAGTTTAATAGAAAACCTCCCAGCTATATTAAAATCTAACCCAGATAATGAAGTTTATTTAGTTCCTAGAGTTAATACTGTAGATGGGTTAACAGAAGAACATATTCAAAAATGGGGATGGAATATAAATGAAAAAGGTTATGTAAATTGGCCAGATTATCAATGGCGTATTTGGAAAAATATACCAGAGATTAAATGGGTAAATAAAGTACATGAAAAACTAGAAGGCTTTTTACAATACTCTCCTTTACCCTCTCAGGAAGAATTAGCTTTATATCACCCAAAAGATATTAAACGACAAGAAAAACAAAATAATTATTATGAAGGATTATTATAAAAAATATTTAAAATTACATAAGAATATTAATTGTATTAGACTACATTTTATAGGTCAGTGTATTACTATCATTTTTACTATATTAATACTAAGATATAGAATATTATACTTAATACCAATTATACCCTTTATTATTTACCCTTTTGCTTGGACTGGACATTATCTTTTTGAAAAGAATGAACCTGCTGCTTTCCATGATCCACTTAAGGCTAAATTAGCAGATTGGATGATGTTTTGGGATATATTAAGAGGTAAAATTAACATTTGGTAAATGCAAAAATTTAAAACAGCAAAATTATATTCAGATAAACAAAAAACAGCTTATGTTGATATTGATGAAACTATATGTTTTTATGATGACGTAAGAAAATATAACTTATCCCAACCTAATCCTAAAAATATTTCTAAAATTAATAGATTATATGATGAAGGATGGAAAATAGTTTACTGGACAGCAAGAGGATCATCTTCAAATATTGATTATAAAGAACATACTTTAAAACAATTAAATACTTGGGGATGTAAATTTCATGATTTAATAATTGGAAAAGATAAAGGAAGTTTTGATATGGTTATTGATGATAAAGCTAAAAGAATAGAAGAAATATTTCCTAATGATATGCCAAATGTTATCTTGGGTAAAAATGTTAAAATAATACAACCTGTAAATTTATATGGTTGTGTTATTAAAGATAATGTATTTATAGGTCCATTTGTTGAAATACAAGAACGCAGCATTATTGGCGAAAATACTAGGATTTCGTCACATTCCTTTGTATGTTCAAGTGTAGAAATTGGTGATAATTGTTTTATAGCTCATGGTGTAATGTTTGTAAATGATAAATTTACTGAAGAAAAATCAAATTGGGTAGAACGTAAAACAAAAATAGGAAATAATGTTAGAATTGGATCTAATGCTACAATTTTACCAGTAAATATAGGAAATAATGTAATAATAGGAGCAGGATCAGTAGTAACAAAAGATATACCTGATAACACAACAGTAAAAGGAAACCCAGCACAATGAAAATTACAATAATACACAATTTATATAAAACAAACCCATATGTTAATGAATCTGTTAGATATAACATCCATGCCTTAGAAGATGCAGGTATAGATTACCAGTATATTTTATTTAATGATAAGGGAGATAAAGAAATTTTTGAAGATATTAAAAATTTAATAAACGAAAAAGTAATATACCACTATAGTAGTTTTAATTTTGGAATGGGTATTTGTAGTGGGGGTTGGGTTGGAGCCTTACCTTTAGTTAAAGGAGATATAATCCATAATACAGGACAGGATGACGTATTTACATCAGATTTTTATAAAAAAGCTATACAGCATTTAAAGAATCCTGATATTATGTTTTATAGTGCAAATGGCATTAGGACAGATGAAATATTAAACCAACAAGGTCCTATGATCCCAGTTGAGTTCAAACCTGACTATTCCCAACCATTAAATAGATTTAAAGAATGGTTTGGTGTTATTAATAATGAGATTACTAGAGCTAATAATGCTTTACTTGCCCCAGGTACAGTTTATAGAAAAGAATTACACACATTAATCGGTGAACCAAATTTAAAAAAGTTTAAAGGAGCTGCTGATATGGAATATTGGGCACGAATATTATTAAATGAGTATAAAGGTTATTATGATTCTGTACCTAATTGGCTATACAGAGTTTCTGATTATTCAACTAGTAATTTAGGAGGTTTTGAGGATTTTAATAAAACAATATTAGAAAAATATAAAAAGTTATGGAAAGAAAAAATGCAATCATAAGTGGTGGAGCAGGTTTTGTTGGTGGTCATTTATCAACTAGATTATTAAAAGAAGGATTTGATAATGTTTATCTTATAGATAATTTAGTTAGAACCGAAAGTTTAAGAAATATAAAGGATAATCCTAAAATAAAATTTTTATATGGAGATGTTTCAACTTTTGATTTTAGTACTATTAAAAATGTTACCCATTTTTTTCATTTAGCAGCTACCAGAATTAATAGGTGTGCTCATAATAATAAAGAAGGACATAACTATATTGCATCTGGTGGGTTTAATGTTGTTGATTACTGCGCTAAAAATAATATAAAATTATTCTTTTCTAGTACAGCTAGTGTTTATAATAAACCAAAACGTCAACCTATACAAGAAGAAGACCCATGTACTCCTCATACAATATATGGAGCTGGGAAATATTATACTGAAAACTTAATTAGAAGCTATGATAATATGTTAGGGTTTAATTATACTATTAATAGATTTTTTAGTGTTTATGGTGTTGGGATGGATTGTGAAGGAGCATATACTGAAGTAATATTTAATTGGTTAAGTAATATTAAAAATGGAATAAAAGATATCAAAGTATTTGGGAATCCTGATGAAAAAATATTAGATTTAGTTTATATAGATGATGTAATTGATGCTATTATTTTAACTACATTTAATTCTAATAAAGAAGTATTTAATGTGTCAACACAAAACGGAGTAACATTAACTGATTTAATTAATACTATTGAAAATGTAACTAATACCAAATTAAACATTGATATAGTTCCTGAGAATAGAACTGATATTGAAAATAAAAGAGTTGGTGATACCTCCAAATTAAAACAATTGGGGTGGAATGATAATATTAATTTAACAAATGGGATTAAAAAAACATATGACTGGATTACCAAAATGGGATAAACTACAGAATGAAGTAGGTCCTTGGAATGATTTTAGTATTGTTAGGGGGAAAGAACATATTATTTTGGGTGAAGATGTTTGGGTTGGGTATTTTTGCTTAATTGATGGATCTGGAGGATTAAAAATTGGAGATAATGTAACCATTTCATCTGGGGTACATGTTTTAACTCATGACTCTTCAAAATATAGACAACAAAATCTAGTTAAAGATCCCATTAATGGTAATCATATAGATAGAGCTCCTGTAAAAATTGGAAATAATGTTCAAATTGGTACAAATTCTATTATTCTACCAGGAGTAACAATAGGAAATAATGTTATTATAGGAGCATTAACTTTAGTTAATAAAGATATACCTGATAATAGAACAGCTGTAGGTTCTCCAATGAAATTATTAAATTATTCTAAACACAATGATAGTAAGTAAATGTCCCTTAAGAGTTTCGTTAGTAGGGGGATCAACAGATCTCCAAGAATTTATAGATAAACATGGTATAGGTTCTGTAATTTCATTCCCCACCAATTTATACACTTATATTACAATTAATAAAAATATAAGTTCAGATAATTGGATTGTTAATTATAGTAAAAGTGAAAGAGTAAACTCCCCAGATAAAATTGAAAATGATATTGCTAGAGAAGTAATTAAATATTTTAATTTACCTCCTATAGCTATGACTTTTAATTGTGATATTCCTTCTAGTGGGTCAGGTTTAGCTTCATCATCATCTTATTTAATATCCGCTATATCTGCTGCTTGTAAATTTAAAAATATAAATTATTCTCAAGCCGATATAGCAAAACTAGCCATACAACTAGAACGTAAATTTAACCAATTAACTGGTTATCAAGATACTTATGGTTGTGCTTTAGGGGGGCTAAAGCAATTAATTTTTTATCCTGATTATGTTTTACAAAAAAATATATCATCAAAAGTTTTAAATAATTACAAAATTTATTTAATTCCAACTGGTATTTCTAGATCTTCTACTAAGATTTTATCTTCTTTAGACATTTCTAAATCTTTTCCTTTACTACAGTTAGTTGATGAATTTCATGATAATATTAATAATGAAAAACAATTTTTTGAAATATTTAATAAAGCTTGGAATAGAAAAAAATTAACTTCTAATTTAATAATGAATGATGAAATTTTTAAACTAGAAAAAAAATTACTTTCAACTTACAACATTAAGGGTATTAAATTATGTGGAGCAGGTGGAGGTGGATATTTTCTTGTTTTTAGTAAGGATAATATTAAAGAAGGTAAATTAATTAGTATAGATAATAAAGGAGTACAAACATGGAAGATATAAAAATATTACTTGTAGGTTGTGGATATTGGGGTAAGAATTGGTATAAAACAATAAAAAATTCAAAATATACATTAGTGGGTGTTGTTGACCCATCACCTGTTATAGACGTTAATACACCATTATTTAATGATATAAATGATGTAGATATTGAATATACTCATGTTATCCTAGCAGTAAATGCTAAGTTACATAGTAAAATAATAAATCAATTAAATATCCCACAAGAAAATATTCTAGTTGAAAAACCCTGTGGTGTTAATGTTGATGATGCTCATAAAATAAAAGATGCCTTTCCTGGATTTATTTTTCTTTACTCAGATGAATATCAATATATTAAAAATAATTTAAATAAGATAGGAAAACCTCAATATTGGAAAAGTATTAGAGCATCAATGGGTCCTAAAGTTAGATCTGATGTTTCTGTTTTAGAAGATTATATGATTCATGACCTATATATTTATAAAGATTTATTTGGTGAGTGTAAAGTATATAATAAATATTGGAATAAAGATTTTAAGGATCCAATAAAATATAGTTCTTTACATTTAGAATTAAGAGGTAAAATATCTGGTTCTTTTTATTCTTCTTGGAATTACCCCATAAAAGAAAGAAAAATTATTATAAAAGGAGATAAAGGAAGTTTTATATGGGAAAATGATGACTTGTATTATGATAACACTCATTACATTAATAACGAAGTTATTGAAGGTACTTGTGAAAAAATTAAAACATCTCCCGAGTCAAATTTGGATCTTGAACTAAAGTTTTTTATATTGGGGTATAAACCAAATGTAAATATTTTAGATATTTGGTCATTAATGAATACTATAAATAACTAAAAATAAAATAAATTTATGAAAATACCATTAGGAAAGCCTTATCTCAAAGAAGAAGAAGCATTAGAAAAAATTAAAGAAGTATTAGAATCAAGATGGATTAGTGGTGGTCCTCGTATAAAAGAATTTGAAGATTCCATACAAACTTATAACGATGATCCTGAAGGGCATTATATAGCAGTATCAAATGGAACTGTGGCAATTGAAATGGGGTTATTAGCTATTAATAAAGGAAAAAGATTAAAACCGACTGATGAAGTTATAGTCCCTTCTTGGAGTTGGGTTGCAAGTGGGTTTGCAGTTAACAATGCAGGTGGTACCCCAGTTTGGTGTGATGTAAATGAATATGGTGTTCCTTATATAGAGGATATAAAATCTAGAATTACCCCAAATACAAAAGCTATTATCTTAGTACATCAAATGGGTATTCCTTGTGACTTAGATGCTTTTAAAGAACTAGATATTCCCATCATAGAAGACTCAGCATGCGCTTTAGGTAGTGAATATAAGGGTAAGAAAATAGGAAATACTGATAATATAGTAACGTATTCATTCCAAGCTAGAAAATGTTTAACAACAGGTGAAGGGGGTATGATTATTGTAAGAGATAAAGACACAGCAGAATGGTTAAGATCTTATAGAGCCTTTGGTACTAATATTTCACCTTTAGCTAGAGATAAAGCTAAATTTTTACTTAAGGAACAATTTGATTTTATAGGAAATAATTTTAAAATGGCAGATATTCCTTGTGCCTTAGGTATATCACAAATTAGATTTTTTGATGAAGAGGTAGAATTAAGAAATAAAGCAGGTGAATATTATAATTATTTAATTAAAGAACATTTACAAAATCATGGTGTTTCAATAGGAAATATTATCCCTAATTATTGTACTAGATATAATTGGCAAAATTTTCACTTAATTCTAGATGAAAAATATAATAGAGATCAAGTTGTAGATTTATTAAGAAAAAGAAATATAGGTTGTAAGTGGGACATTCAAGCAATTCATGTAGAACCAGCTTATAATGATACGGTAGATCTACCCCAAACTATGAAATACCATAACAATGGTATGTGGTTAGGATTTTATGCTGAAATAACTAGAAAAGAACAAGAATATGTTATTGAGAATTTAAAAGAGATATTAGATGAACTTAAATAGTTTACAAACTGAAATTGAAAAACATATAAAGTATAAAAGTCCTATTTTAAAGGAATGGGTAAAAACTCATAATAAAATTATTATTATAGGTAATGGGGGAAGTAATGCTATAGCATCTCATATTAGTATTGATTATACCAAATTTTTAAATAAAAAATCACTTTCTTTCTCGGATGCTCCAATGTTAACTGCTTATATTAATGATTATGGAAGAGATGAAGCTTATAAACAATTTTTATCTGATTATGCTGATAAAGATAATTTAGTAATATTAATTTCATCATCAGGAAATTCAATGAATATAGTAAATGCAGCTAAATGGTGTGAAGAAAATAATATAAAATATGCTGCATTATCTGGATTTAATCCAAATAATAAATTAAACCAAATGAATGCTGATTTTAAATACCATGTTAATTATAATTCTTATGGAGTTGTAGAGTTAGCACATGAAATATTATTACATTCAATAGTAGACAATTAATGAAAAAAGGAGTTATAGCAGGTAATTTTGATGTATACCATCCAGGATATGTTCAAATGTTAAAAGAAGCAAAAGGCCAATGTGATTGTCTTATTGTATTACTCCATACTGACCCTTCAATTGAAAGGCCCGAAAAATTAAAACCTATACTATCAACAGATGAACGTAAAGAATTATTATTAAGTATCAGGTATGTGGATGATGTGGTTAGATATACTTACGAAGAACAATTATATGATTTACTTAAAATGGGTGAATTTAATATTCGATTTTTAGGTAATGATTATATTGACAAACCATTTACAGGTGATAATTTAAAAATACCAATTCATTATTTAAATAGAGATCATGGGTGGAGTACAACTAAGTTTAAAAATTTAATTGCTAAAAATATAAAAAATGGATAAATATTATTCAAAAAAAGACCCTAATAAATTATTACATGTTGTAGTAAGAAAAGAAGACCTAAAACCTGGTAGAAAAGATATTATATCAGAAGAACATTTTATTCAATGTTCTCATCTTAATATGGAGAAAGGTAAAACATTTAGACCCCATAGACATATTTGGAAAAATAGAATTAGAGATGTTATAGCTCAAGAAAGTTGGGTGGTAATCCAAGGTAAAGTTCAATGTATATTTTATGATTTAGATAATACTATTTTAGTTAAACCTATTTTAGAACCTGGGGATGCTTCTTTTACTTTAGAAGGAGGACATACTTATGAAATATTAGAAGATAATACTTTAGTATATGAATATAAAACAGGCCCTTATGAAGGTCAGCTTTTAGATAAAACATTTTTAGATGAAGAAAGTAGTAATTAGCTTAAAACATGCTCATGAAAATAATCCCCAAGATTATAGCTCAGCTATAATTTATTGGTATGGAATATTAGATAGATTAGGTTATGAAGTTTTATATTATGATTATAGTAATTATAATTTTGATGATTTATATAATCAAGTTAAAGAATTTAAAGCTGATTATTTTATTCATGTAAATTATCTTATTGGAGTACATAATGAATTTGATAAATTAAGAGAATTATGTAAAGTATTCTTATTATCAAGTGATGCACATAGATTCCATGATTCAAATTTAAAACATTGGATACCTTATGTAGATGGAATAATTAACTATGAAGGAGAAAAAGAATGGTATTTAAGAGATGGACTTCCTGAAGAAGGATTTTTAAAAATGAAATGGGGTTTTAATCCTAATACTATGTGTACCCCTACCCAAAATAAAATTTATGACATTCAACATTATGGGGGTTTACATGGTGGTAGAAAAACTAAATTAAATCGTTTTAGAGAGTTAGGAAAAGACATTCATTTAGAAGAATTTTTAACTCATGATAAAATAAAACAGAGTGTAGCCAAGTCTAAATATTCTTTATGTTTTAGTAATAATGCTATAGAAACAAGAAAAGAATTAAAAGGTAGAGTTATTGAAATTCCATCTCAAGCTATTTTACTTACAGAACCAGCTCCAGAATTAGAAACATATTTTAATGAAGATGAAATTATAATTTTTAATAGTATAGAAGAGGCAATTGATAAAATTAATAAATTAAGTGAGAAAGATTATAACTTAATGTTAAATAAAGGAAAAAGAAAGCTATGGAACCAAAATACAGTCTACCATGAATGGAATAAAATTTTACCCTTAATTGATCCTGATTATAAAAAAATAGATCCTATACATATTATAAAAAAATATCATAGTAAATTTTATGAAAAATAAAGATTTAACTTTTAGGTTAATCCAACCTACTGATATAGATGAAGTATTTTTTCTTTTACAACAACTAACTAAAATTGATTATTCTTTAAGAAATAAAAGTGAATGTTGGGATAATTTTATTTCAAATACTTCTTCAAATGCCATTGTAGGAATTTATAAAAATAAAATAATAGCTTATGGAAGTATAGTAATAGAAAATAAAATTAGAGGTGAAGTAGCAGGACATATTGAAGATATTATAGTTGATAAGAATATAAGGGGTAAAAATGTTGGGGTAAGTCTTATTAATGAATTAATCAATATTGCAAAAATTAAAAAATGTTATAGAGTAACACTACTTTGTAATGAAAATTTAATTAATTTTTATTCTAAGAATAATTTTAAATTAAGTGGAGTAGCAATGAAAAAATTTATAATTGAATAGTTATGGGATTTGAAAAAGTTAAATTATTAGAAAAAAGATTAGCAAAATTTTATAATGCGCCCTATGCAATTGCAACTGACTGTTGTACTCATGGGGTTGAATTATGTTTGAGATATACTAAAGCTAAAAATATAACAGTTCCAAAACGAACTTATTTATCAATACCTTTCCTATCTCAGAAATTAGGAATAGAATTAAAATGGAAAGACGAAGATTGGGTTGATTATTACTATTTAACAGATAATATAATTGACGCTGCTGTATTATGGAAGGAAAATAGTTACATTCCTAACACTTTTATGAGTATTTCGTTTCAATTCCAAAAACATTTGTCTCTTGGTAGAGGGGGTATTATATTAACGGATAATAAAGAAGCAGCAGAACAGTTAAGAAAGATGACTTATGATGGTAGAACTCCTAATGTGCCTTGGAGAGACCAAAATATAAATACTGTAGGATATCATTATTACATGACTCCAGAAACAGCAATTAAAGGATTATCAAAATTAGACAGCGCTTTAAAAACAAAACCAAAACAATGGGTCATAACAGATTGGCCTGATTTAACTAAAATGGATATATTTAAAAACAATTTATGAAAAAAGCATTTATTACAGGAATAGGAGGACAAGATGGGTCTTATTTAGCTGAATACTTATTAGATTTAGGATATGAAGTATATGGGATAATTAGAAGAAATTCTACACCTGAACACCAACAATCAAGATTAGACCCAATACGAAATAATAAAAATTTACACGTAAGCTACGGTGATTTAAATGACACATCAGGTATTGAACGTATTCTAAGGGAAGTTAAACCTGATGAAGTATATAACTTAGCAGCACAATCTCACGTTAGAATTAGTTACGAAATACCCCAATTTACAGTTCAAACTAATTCTGTAGGTGTTGTAAATATATTAGAAGCTGTACGTAATAATTGCCCTAATACTAAATTTTACCAAGCATCATCATCAGAAATGTTTGGTAGTGCAGTAGATGAAGATGGTTTCCAAAGAGAAACAACTAGAATGAACCCAGTATCACCTTATGGTTGTGCTAAAGTATTTGGCTATAATATTGTAAGAAATTATCGTAATGCTTATAAATTACATGCTTCTAGTGGTATATTATTTAACCATGAGTCACCTCGTAGGGGTTCTAATTTTGTAACTAATAAAGTAGTAAAAGCTGCTGTTAGAATTAAATTAGGATTACAAGATACACTTGAATTAGGTAATATGGATGCTTACAGGGATTGGGGTCATTCAAAAGATTATATAAGAGCAATGCATTTAATTAACCAACAACCAGAACCAAGTGATTGGGTGGTATCAACTGGAGTTACTCATTCAGTGAGAGAAATGTGTGATTATGTATTTAGTAAATTAGACTTAAATTATAAAGACTATGTTACCCAAAATCCAAAGTTTTTACGGCCTGAAGAATTACCTTATTTAAAAGGAGATTCAACAAAAATTAGAAAATTAGGATGGGTCCCAGAATATACTTTTGAAAGTATGATGGATGAAATGATTGAACATTGGGTTAAAATATATAAATAAATGAAAATAATATTTCTTTCAGAAATGGGTTTTGAAGGTAAAATCTCTTCTACTCACACAAACATGCGTACTGAATTTGCTTGGATGAATGCTTTAGATGCAGAGCATAAAAATTTAAGTTTATACAATAATATAAGAGATTATGATCATGTATTTTTAATTTTACCTAAGGGTAAATTAAATTTAAGTGCAGAAGGAAGTGAAATATCAAACATCCTAAACCCAGTATCTAATTTATATGCCTCTGACTTTATTGATAAGTTAAAAACTTATAATAAAAAAGTACATTATATACAAGAAGGTCCTAATTGGTGGTTTAATGATTATAATATTATAGACCAATTTAATTTTTATAATATTTTATCCAAATGTGACACTATATTTTCTCATAATAAAATTGATTCTAAATTCTATAAGGGTTTATTTCCAAATACTGAAGTTAAAGTAATCAAAACATTATTAATTGAAAATTTAATTAAAGATATTAAGCCTACTAAGGAGGATAAAGTAATTATAGGTGGTAATTTTGCAAGATGGTATGGTGGGTTTCAAAGTTATATAGTTGCTAGTGAATTTGAATGTGAAAAATGGGCTCAAGAATCTCATGCTAAACGTAAATTAGAGGGAAATATACCCGATTTAAATCACCTTAATAGGTTATCATGGGATAATTGGATGAGTACATTATCTACGTTCAAATACGCAGTACATTTAATGCCTACTGTAGCAGCTGGTACTTTTAGTTTAAACTGTGCTTATTTTGGAATCCCATGTATAGGAAATAAAGATGTCGATACACAAAGGTTATGTCATCCTGAATTAGCAGTATCTGTGGATGATGTAGAAAAAGCTCGTATATTGGCTAATAGGTTAAAGAATGATAAAGAATTTTACAATAAGTGTAGCAAACAATGTAAAGAATTATATAGAAAACATTACGATTTAAATATATGGAAAAAAGAAATCAACAGCATACTGTAATAATTCCTAGTTACAACACATTAGAACATTTAAAAAATACATATCAAAGCATAAAAAAATATGCTCCTAATGTACCTATGATTATTATAGATGATGCATCTGAAGATGGTACTGATGTGTGGTTAAATAGTTTAGATGATAAAAATCTAACTATTATTATAGGTAAAGAAAGAAAAGGACATACCTATTGGTATGATGAAGGAATGAGAAGAGCCAAAACCCCAATTGTATCTATACTACATTCAGATATGATTATAGGACCAGGGTATTTTGAAAATATGTTAAAACATCTTAAACCTCTAAGTGTTGTATGTGCTACTAGAATTGAACCACCAATTCACCCTGCGGGGTTAGAAAAACATACTCAAAATTTTGGTGTGGACCATGATGATTTTACTTGGGAAGCATTTGAAAATTTTGTTATAGATACTACTAAAAAAGATAAAGATGTAACTACAAAAGGTATATTTGCACCTTGGATGTTATATAAAGAAGATCATTTGAGTATAGGAGGTCATGATCAACGATTTACTCCCTATGGTTATGAAGATTCAGATATATTTAATAGATGGATTCAAGCTGGGTATGAAATGATCCAATCTAGAGATTCTTTATGTTATCATATGACTTGTAGAGGTCATAGATGGAATGGAGGAGTTGGGGTTGAAAATTCTGACTATAAGGAAACGATGGGTAGATGTAGAAGGGAATTTTTAAGAAAATGGGGTGAATGGATCCAAAATGATTCTTATCAATACCCTATTATACACCCTAAATATGATAAAGGTTTAATAATTAAAAATTGTAATGAACAATTTATTGAAATGTTAGAGCCTTGGTTTGATACTTTATATGTTGATTGTGATTATAAAAATTATATAGAAAAAGAATCAAAAAGAACAATTACTGATTTATTTGATAGAATAAAACCTTATGATAATGAAAAACAAAATAATATTTTAGTAAGTATAGATGCTACAAATTTTAATCAACAAGATTATATTTTATTAAACCAATTAGCTGCTATAATCCAAGATAGTGGTCAAATTGGTGAGTTTGAATTAGGTAATTTAAAAATTGATATAATTAATATGCGAGAATACTTGGTTAACTAGTATAGTATTTATGTATTCTAACCTAATTTTTAAAAGGTTATATATTTATGCGACAGAATGTTAAAATACCCCTAAAAATGAAAATGATTCCCTGTATTAAATGTAAAGAAGATATGCCTGAATTAAGGCTAACTCAATATGGTTATAAAGTATGTGTTAACTGTTCTAGTGTTAGCACTAAACGTGGCATACCAATAACAAAGGGTTCAGGTGATCATACTTGGACTGAGACAATAATAATGGAAGAAGATCAATATGAATCTTTTGTTAATACTACTGCTAAAGAAAGAGGTAGTAGTGGTGGTACAGTAACCTTTAAATTAAATTAATGCCTAAGGCAAAACCTTTATCTAAAGACATGATATTGGCCGCTATGGCTAAGACTAAGTCTAATATGAGCGCGGCTCGTTATCTTCATGTATCATATCAACACTATAAAAGATATGCTAAAAATTACGATGCTACAGAACCAGGATATGATAGTTTATTTTACCAACACAAAAACCAAAGTGGTAAAGGTATTCCTAAATTTTTAAGGGGACCTAAAAAAATGCCCCATATGTTAGAAATAATTGAAGGTAGGATAGCAGCATCTTCATTTAATCCTGATAAACTAAAATATGCTCTTATAGAACAGGGATATTTATCAGAGGAATGTACCGTATGTTCTTTTAAAGAGAGACGAGTATTAGATTATAAAATGCCTCTTTTACTTCATTTCCAAGACAATAATAGTAATAATTATAGTTTAGATAATGTTCAGTTATTATGTTATAATCATTATTTTTTAACTGTGGGAGATATTTTTAATGATAAAGATGTAAAACAAATTGAATCTAAACAAGAACATTTTGGTACTAGCGAAAAAGTAGAATGGGAAGTAGATCAATACCACTTAGATAGACTCAAAGAACTAGGTTTAGATGGTGTTGATGAAGATGACCCTAATCAATACATAAGTAGAATATGAAAAAAATAAAACAAATAATTTGGGAATATTGGGTCAAACCCTGGTGTCCTTCTTAATACTATGGCTAAAAAAATAAAACTATTAAATAAAAAATATCATAAAATTACTAAGGATTATGATAAGCAAAAAGAAAAACATTTAGAAAAACTTGCAACAAAAACCTTGGCTAACGATGAAAAGTTTCGTAAATTACATGATAAGAAAATCAAGGGTGATTTCTTAAAAAACTTTTAATTATGGAAATGGAATTTGAGCATAAATGGGAATTTGAAAGTGAAGATCAAATCCAAGATATCTTTACCTATGGTAGAAAAGAACTAAATGACTTAATTGTAGATACAGCATTAGATAATTTACATACAAAAATAAAAGATATTCCTGTAGTATCTATCCATACTAGAGATACAGATACATTTTATGATATTATGATTGAGCGTCCTGATATGATTGAAACGTTAGAACAAAATCTTACTACAATGGAAGAATATGAGGATTATGAACGTTGTTCTAAAATTATTAAAGCAATAGATTATCTTAAATTAAATATAAATAAAATATGAAATTATTAATCGCTTTACACATTGTAATGGCTACTGTTTATAATGCAGTACCTTCCCAAACGGATTCAACTCCCTTAATTACTGCTTCTAATAAACATATTGATGCTAATAACCCAGGTAAGCATAAATGGATTGCTGTATCTAGAGATTTAGAACAATACGGGTTTACCTTTGGAGTAGAAGTATGTATTGAAAACGCTGGTAAGATGAATGGTATATGGGTTGTTGAAGATAGGATGAATAAAAGATTTACTAATAAGATAGATTTCTTAGTAGATAATGAAATAGTATTAGGTAAATGGAAAGGAGTAATTATAACCCTTAATTCAAAAAGAAAAGGGAATGGATAATATTATGGATTTAAGTGCTATATCCTTATTTAACAATTTAACCGATGACGATTTTATAGCAATCCATAAAGCAGGTCAATTAAAAAATTTATGTTATGCCTTATCACTTGATCTACAAAAAATCAATACCCAAGATAAATTATTAAATTAACATAAAAAAACATTAAAACAATAATTTTTATATATTTATAATAAACAACTAATCCTAGTAAAATAAAGACTAATGATATACACAGCAAACGATCCTGGTAATTGGGCAATTTGGAAAAACAAAAAAGAAAATAAAAATCTTTCCCTTCAAGAAGCAACTCAAAAATATAGGAAAGAAAAACTATTGTTTGAAAATCAATACATGGATTTTTTACAACAACAACAAGCTATTCTTACACAAAACGCTCAAACTGGTGGAACAAGTTTAAACGGAGTAATATCCGCAGCATTTGATGCTTTACCAGTATTTCAAACAAATACAGGTAATACACAAACATTAAAATGTAAATTTGCAAAACCTGTATTAGTCACAGGTACTCCAACAGTTACAGTAGCAAATGATCAACTTGGGGGAGGAACAGCATCTACTCGAGTTTATAGTTTTAGTGCAGGTTCAAGTACAGATGAATTAACATTTACATATATTTCACCAACTGAGGTAGTAACTGATCAAAAATTCTCAGCTAACGTTGTACCAGTAGGAGTTGACTTAGTATCAGCTGGGGGTACTGTAGTACAACCAGGAACACCTACAAATGGTACTTATACATTTACAGCAAATACTAATTATACAACATCAGGTAATGGAGTAAACATTGTAATGTCAGTAGAGGTTGTTGGTGGTAATATTATTGAAGTTAATGTAACAGGATTAGGAGGTGATTTTATTCCAAATGAAGTAATTACATTTGCAGCTGGTTCTTTAGGAGGTTCATCAACAGGAGGTTCTGTTACAGTAGTAGCTAGTGTACTTTTAGCAGATACAGTTAGTTTTGCAGCAGGATCTGCAATTGCTTTAAATGGTGGAACAATAACAACTGGAGATGGTACGTTTAATACACAATTAAATAATATTGCAAGTAGACAAGGAACTCCAGCATTAGATTTTACATCAACTTCAACTAAAACAGGTTCACCAAGTTAATGATAAATTACATAAAGATAAATGTGGGAAAGCTTGGCTTTCCCACTATTTGTTCGTATATTCACGTATAAAATAAAGGTTATGCTATATGAATTTTCAAATTACAACAAACATGGTAACATTAGAACAAGGGTAATATCTTGGCCTAAGGGTAAAGCATTTGGAGTTAATCCAAAAGGTTTTGGTAATTTTATTGCTGTGAAAGTATTTAAATATAAACATACACACGCAATTAATCCTCCAAGTTTAGCTAATATAGGTGGTAAAAAATATATGCTTCCATCTTGGCAAGAAGTACTACCTGAAACTGAATTAAGTGATATAAAGTGGATTAAACCTAAAGTTAAACGTGCTGAGGTATTTGAACATAAATTCACATCATCCAGTAATAACAAGATTTATACCACGAAAGAACATGTATCTGTCGATGGTATACGCAAGTATACTTGTAATTGTATGGGTGCATGGAGAGCAAAAGATAGACGCTGTAAACACATTAAAAGCATAGAAAAGTAATGCTCGGGAAATTTGGATACCGTGAGAAGAGTTCGTATATTTACACATAAGTGGGGCACGAAGCTCTATTAATAATTAAAAATAAAGGTTATATGTTCTATCAAATTAAAAATACAACAAAGAAAAGAAACAATCAATTTAGAGTTCAAACAATATCCGCTGGATTAAAAGAAATTAAATCTAGAGGTTGGATTGTTGATGATTGTAAATTCGAACAATTAAGAGACGAATTAGTTACTACTAAGTATAAAGAATTAGATGGACGTATGAATACGAAGGGGAAGCAATTTGCACAAAGAGCCGGATTATAATGTGTAAAGTTACTTGGTGTAATAACGAGACAGAATATTACAATAAATCCCAAAAATATGTCTATTGTCCAACTCACATACAATATAAACAAATTTGTGGAGCTGCATCTAGATTAGATCGTCCCCATTTAATGTATAAAGTAGAAAAATGGACTATAGGTGAACATCAATGTGAAAGTTGTGGATTTGACCCAGTAATTGCCTATCCTAATTTGCACACTAAAGGACAATCATCAATGATGGATGTTGACCATATTAATTCAGATATAAAACACTCAATTGAAGGTGAACATCCAAATAATTATCAATTAAATTGCAAACATTGCCACATAGTTAAATCTCATGAAGAAGGTGATTATGTGGCTAAAAAATATAGAAAATAATGAGTAGAGGTAGACCAAAAGAACAAGAAGCAATTCCATGGCAAAAATACACTCAAGAATTTCTTGAGGTACCAACCAAACCTGAACTAGGTAGTAAATCAGTTTGGCACTATGATAGAAGTAAATCTGAAAATGGACCCTATAAAACAGAACACTTGGAAGCTAAGGGTTTTAAACAAGTAAAACCTAAAATTGATCAACGTATATATACTAAAGGTATGTCTACAGTAATAGTATTTAAAACATCTAATCGTTCAAATGCTAAAACTAAAATGAAAGTAATTAATAAAAATATTGATTATGTTATATCAGCTAAAAAAATACCGGGTATACCTGATATTGCTGAGTGGTTAGAAATAGGTGTTGGTAATTCAGCTATTGATAAATACAAACAAAAATATGATTTAGCCTAGGGTTTACATATTTATAACAAAATATTAATCAATATATTTAGTATGTTAAAAATTATAGGTCTTGTAGTATTATTAGTAGTAATAGGAGCAGCCATTTATTATTTTGGTTTTTACAAAAGAGGTAAAATCAATGACAGAGATGGAGATTATATTCCTGATGAAATTGAAGATACAATTGAAGAAACTAAGCGTAGAGCTAAAGCAGTTAAAACTGAACTTAAAGATGTTAAAAAAGCAACTAAAGAAGTTGTTAATCAAGCAGGTGATGTAATAGATGCTGCAAAAGGAAAAAAACGAAGAGGTAGAAAACCAAAAGTAAAAAAATAAATTATGAGTAAATACAATTTAACAGACATTTTTGAACAATACAGAATCGGATCAGGTTACACCAGAGATTTTGATTATGAAGGAATGTTAAAAGCAGGATTAGAAACAGGGGTTGATACTGATATTGAAATTTTAAGAAAAATGTCTGATGATTTTGAAGATGTTAATTACCATAGAGAAAATAACCATTTACAAAAAGCTATTGATGCGTTAGAAGAAGGTGCTATTAAAGAAGCAAGTATGTTTTTTGGAGATTTTCATGCTGAAATTAAATCAACTATGGAAACATTTGATATGGAGATACCAGATACTCTAGGTGCTTTTATGGCTTCTAAAA